CAAGCAAGCTCCCTCGCCTCACTCACACCGGGCTCGACACCGACGATCTCGCAGAGTCTCTCGCTATGCTGCCTCAGCTCGTTACAGCAGGGCTGCTGACACCAGACGACGAGCTCGAGCGAGCTATAAGGGAACGACTCGGAGCTGGAGACCTGCCCGAGGAGGCACAGCGATCAGCCATCGAGAGAACAGTAAGCGCAAGTAGCGGCATCGCTGCGCTCGCTGAGGCTGCGAGGAGGCGACGCAATGGCTAAGACCAAAGCGCAAACGCCTGCACCTAAGAGCGATCAGATCAAGGGCAGCAAGACCAACCCGAGCGGCAGCGCCTCTGGTAAGCGTGGCGGCATCGAGATCAGCGAGAGCGTCGAGCGCGCTCTGCGCGGCATGGTCGATAAGCATAATGATCGCTTCAATAAGAAATCAAAGCGCGTCGACCTCGGCTCGCTTAAGGCTGTCTTTAGGCGAGGCGCAGGCGCTTTCAGCGTATCGCATCGACCCGGCATGACTCGCAATCAGTGGGCTTATGGCAGGGTTAAAGCTTTCCTCAAGCTAGTCGCTACAGGTCAGCGCAAAGAGGCTTATACAGGCGATCTTGATCTGCTGCCCGATGGTCATCCTCAAAAGGCAGAGGCTAAGAGCGAGATGATCCTCGCGCCTAAGAAATACGATCATATCGATTTCAAGCCGCCCGAGGGCGCACGCAAAGCAGCCGAGCGCGCTCTGCGTCGTCGTGCTCAGAAGCCTCAAAGCCAGCGCGGCATGACCTCGGTAGGCATCGCTCGAGCTCGCGACTTGATCAATGGCGTGCGCCTCTCTCCTGAGACTGTGCGCAGGATGCTCGCTTACTTTACTCGGCATGAGGTCGATAAGCAGGGCTCGACGTGGGATGAATACGGCAAAGGTCGGCAGGCTTGGGATGGCTGGGGAGGCGATGCCGGTTTCGCTTGGGCTCGAAAGGTGGTCAAGCAGATGAATGCAGCAGATGAAAAGACAACCCTGCGCGCCTATGGCGAGGCAGTACAGCTCAGCGAGCGCCCATCGTATGAGGTGCCGGAGGGCCTCACGATCGGCAAGCCATTTAAGACGCTCGCGCTCGGGCAGGTGAGCTCGCGCATGAATGGCGAGGCTATTGGCTCGCCTGTCTCTCAAGAGCTCCTCGAGGAGATGTGCCGAGTGTACTATGAGCGCAGGGATAGCGACCCGGTCATCATCGACTGGCAGCACGCGACCTCGCCCTTTAATGGTGGGACACCTGCACCACCTGAGTCAGGCAACGCGCTTGGCATGATTGTTGATCTCGACTTGCGCTCTGATGGCCTCTATGCAGTGCCTGCATACAACGAGCGAGGCCTCAAAGTCGTCGCTGATGCCGGTGGCGTGCTGTGGTCATCGCCTGAGTATCTGCATGGCGAGATATTTACTCGAGATGGTGGCGATAAGGTGGGCGATGCTCAGCTGCTCGCCATCACTCTTACACCCCGACCAGCCCAATCGCACAGCAAGATCGATCGGGTAACTCTAAACGAACAGGAGCATGAGACTATGGATATGAACGCCATGTCAGTCGATGAGCTCAGAGCTGCCCTCGCTGCTAAGGATGCGATGGTCAAAGAGCTCGAGCAGAAGCTTAAGGATATGAGCAGCGAGGCTGAGGCCAAGCTCGCAGGCGAGCTCGAGGACGAGGAGTCTGAGGAGATGGCCGAGAAGCCATCTGAGGATGACAAGGCTGAGGCCGAGAAGCTCGGTTATGACAAGGACAAAGAGCGCAAGATGAGCGAGCCTGCACAGCTCAGCGAGGCTGCGCCTAATGTCCTCGCTGAGGTCATGCAGCTCCGCGCTCAGAATCAGAAGCTCTCAGAGCGCCTCGAGGTGATCGAGGCAGAGAAGCGCGATGTCGAGCGTCGTGAGGCTGTCTCAGCTCTCCTGCGCGAGGGCAAGGTCGCACCATCTGAGGAGGGCGCAGCCAAGCGCGCTTGGGACGTGCGCGATCAGATGCCTGAGTTCTGGCAGATGTTCAGCGAGCGCCCTGCATCAAGCGCAGTGCCTCTCGCTGAGATCGGGCATGGCGCTTCAGGCGCTGAGCTCAATAAGGCAACGCTCGCAGAGCAGGTCAAGGCCCTCGCAGCCGAGAAGAATCTCAGCTTCAGCGAGGCTCTCAATATCTACCGTGATACCAACCCCGACGCTTACAACAGCGTCTTTAACTAAGGAGTGATCAGCATGAATCAGCTCATCAAGTCATTTGTATGCGCCTCTGCTGTTACTGAGTTCGCGCTGGTCGCTATTGATAGCGCAGGCAAGATCGCAGTCGCATCAGACCCAACCGCTAACACGATCATCGGAGTCGCGCAGCGCGCTGGCTCTACCGGTGATGTCGTCGATGTCGTCGTCTCAGGCGAGACTCGCGTGATCGCAGGCGGCAGCCTCACCTTGACCTCGAACACTGTGCTCTCAGTCACGACTGCAGGCGCTGTGCAGGCGGCAGCCTCGACTCACTATCCAGTCGGCTTCAGCCTCCCCAACATCAATCAGCTCAGCGCCTCTGCTAACGATCAATTCTCGATCGTCTTTCAGCGCGGCCTCGCACCACTCGCTTAATTAGGAGGTGATCTAAATGGCTAGCTCATATCGTAATATCCACCCAGTAGATGAGATCTTAACTAACCTCGTCGCTGAGGCAGTCCCAAGCGATTCACAGCTCATCGCTGATCGCGTCCTCGAGAATATCAAGGTGCCTCAGCGCTCTGGTACTCTCCTGCTCGAGACGAGCCGTAACTTTATGGGTGCAGGTGCAGGCCTCGATCTGCAGCGTGCGCCCGGTGCCTCTCGCGCTCGCATCGGTGGCTTTGATCGCACTAGCACGACTTACAAGTGCGAGATCTACAGCTCCGAGGATAGCATCGCGATGGAGGACATCATCGACTCTCAGTACCCCGGTTCTGAGGAGGCGCGCATCGTCAAGAAGGTCGCTCGCGTCATGAAGCTCGCTCGCGAGAAGCGCGCTGCCGATGTCCTCTTTGATGGTGCTAACTTCAACACTGCGACCTCGACTGCGCAGTTTGGTGGCAAGTTTGACGCTGCAGGCGCTGAGCCTCTCAGCTACTTGCACGAGCTCAAGGATACTGTCTTTGAGAACGCGCACGGCATCAACCCAGACAGCCTCATCATGGGTCGTACTCTCTTTAGGGCGCTCGCTCGCTCTCCTGAGCTGCGCGGCTACTTCCAAGCAGGCTCGACTCCTAATGGTGTCGCGAGCGGCAACCTTATCCTCAGCGATGAGGCTGTTATCAGCACCCTGCGCGACATCCTCGGGATCTCTAACATCCTCGTCGGTGCAGCTCGCCAAGATACTGCAGTACCCGGTGCGTCTAGCTCAGAGGGTTACATCTGGACAAACGACAGCCTCTTTATGGGCATCTTGCATGGCTCTGACGCTGTGCAGAGCAAGTCGGGCGTGCGCATGATGCCTGTCGCTGCCGCTAACATGGTCTTTGAGGACATGAAGGCAGGCCAGTATGACGCTCTCGACCTCACTCGTCGTAACGTCTGGGCCGATGAGAGCAATCTCATCAAGGTCATCGACGGCAACCTCGGTTTCGTCTTGACTGATTGCCTCTAAGACGCTGAGGTACAGTGCTCTGCTCATGTGGTCGACCTCATGCAACCCTGCTCGCTGAGAGACAAGACGCTGATCAGATAGCGATCGAGGATCTCAGCGCGCAGGCGCGTGAGCTACCACCGGGGCCGAGACGTGATCTTATCCTCGCCAAGGTTAAAGAGCTTAAGGCAGAGGTAAGAGCCGAGCGTCAGATGGCGCTCGCGCTCAAACTCGCTAAGCGAGAGATGGTGAGCAACCTGCGCAGCGCGCTTGAGCTCACATCAGCTGAGCAGCTCCTCTCACTACCTCGAGAGCAGCTTCTCGATTTCATCGTGCGCTCGGGCCTCGGCCTCGCAGTCGATGATTTTATGCAGGCCGAGCAGCGCATCATTGATGCCGCGCTCGATACCCTGCAAGTCATAGTCGCAGGTGCTGATATAAGAGACATGCCCGAGATCGGGTTGGTCGGTATCAGCGCGGCTGAGGCTGTGTTTGATGATGTTATTCTGCCAGACTCGCTCGCCTCGGTGCGCGCATCTCTGCAGTCGATCTCGGTCGGTGTGCCTGTAGCTCAGGCACTCACGCCACTAGCACAGCGCCTCGAGCAGTCGACCGGTCGTCAGCTCACAGTCGCTCGCACTCAGCTCGCCTCAGTCGGGCGCAGCGCTCAAGCCTCGGCAGCTGCTGAGCTTGAGCTCAACTTGTATCTATACACAGGCCCTCGAGATGGTGTCACTCGTGACTTTTGCAGACCTCTCATCAATAAGGTGGTCGATGAAAAGCAGATGAGGCGGCTTAATAATGGGCAGGGCCTGCCAGTCAAGACCTATGGAGGCGGCTACAACTGCCGGCACAGTTGGTCGCCTATCACCGAAAGTTTCTTTGAGGCTGCGAACCTTACAAAGGCCACAGCTCAAGACATCACCCGAGCCAACGCAGGAGGCGCGAGATGATTAAATCGATAACAGGTCAGGCGATGGTGTTTGAGTGGGTCGCGCCTGGGCCTCTCGGCTCAGCGCCCTCGCTCACAGTCGGCAGCTCCTCAGCTGTGGTCATGACTCAGACTCGAGCCGATGCGACTGTATCAGCGATCGGTAATGATCGACGCACCCTCACAGTCGACAGCCAAGCCACAGCGCTGCAGGCTGATCAGATCAAGGCTCATCTCGTTACCGATGGTGATACGATTTACTCGGTTACAGTTGTACGCATGGTCGGCACGACTGCGATCTTAGCTGAGCCGTTGCCCCGAGAGATCGACCTGAGCGCGAGCGCCTCGCTTGTCTTTGCGCTTTATTATGCGGGCGTGCCCAGCTCGATCACTAGCACGACTGGGTATTATCCTTGGCAGGTCAGCTATCAGCTCGACCTCGGACAGCAGACAGAGCAGCGCCTCGCAAAAGGCCTGCTTAAGATCACTCCTCGCCCATTTGACACCGGTCTCTCGCATGATGATCTCGTCGGGCAGTTTCCACAGCTTGCAGATATGGTGCCGAGGAGGCAGAGCAGCTTCTCGCCTCAGATCGATGCCAGTCTGCAAGAGATCATCCTCATGATCCGAGATCACCTTAAAGATGAGGTCGATGTAACCGAGGATGAGGTCTTTAACGCTGAGAGCTTTGCAAATGCTCACGCATACTGCACAGCGGCTCGAGTGTATGAGGCGATCAATCAGCTCGACACAGCAAACGCCATGCGCGAGCGCTGCATGCAGCTCCTCGACATCAGCCTGCGCTCACTCGCCCTCGATCGAGATGGTGATAACATAGTCGATGAGGGAGAGCTCGACATCGCAAAGAAAGGCGGCAGCTTCAGAGATATGCGCGCCTCATGGCGTAGCTACAGCAAGACGCAATACGACCAGACCTTTACACCGACGCGAGGCATGAGGCACTAATGGCTGCGCGCATCAATCTGAATCTACCCTCGAGTTTA